AGCACAGGAAAAGCTGCGGTTGGAGCTGTGGGCGGTGGTCTAGGTGGATTGGGCGGCGCTGCTGCCGGAGCGGCTATCGGAACAATGATATTTCCCGTAGTAGGAACTGCGATAGGGGGATTCATAGGAGGCGTAGTTGGAGCCATAGGTGGCGGCAAGATCGCAGACGCATTGTATGAAAATGTTGGCGGAGCAATGAAGACAATAGGCTCTGGCCTCCAATCTACCTTTGTTGATTTGCCAATGTGGATTGGAGGCAAAGTAAAAGATGGCCTTAGTTCTGTTGGTTCATGGGTAGGAAAAATAGCTTCTGGTACTTTTGGCACTTACATTAAAGGACTTAAGGCAGTGTATGTTGATTTTCCAATGTGGGTTGGAGGCAAGATAAAGAAAGGACTTAGTGCTGCTGGATCGTGGATAAGTAAATCAGCATACTCAACATTCCAAGGCGCATGGGGATCATTGAGCAAAGGTGTTGACTACGTGAGTAAATCATCAAAAGAATTCAAAGATTATGTTGTAAAAGCTCTTGACCCGACAGCTTGGGCAAGTTGGTTTGTAAAGACTGGAAAGTACTTATACGACGGCCTCACATCTTCACTTGGTAAGGTTTGGGATTGGCTCAAGGGTCTAATACCTGGGGGCGGGGCCATATCGGCTGTTGGTGGAGCTATCCAAACAGCTTGGAGCGGAGTCAAGTCAATGTTTGGCTATGGACAGTCAGCAGAAGCAAATCCCCAAAATGTACAAGCTTGGGGCGCAGCGCCTCCTCACGGACCCACATCGGGAGATTCAGATAAGCTCCTTAAAACACAAATTGACCAAGGAAAGGTGATAGAAAAAACGATGGAGATGGCTCAGCATCCCGGATCAATGTATGTTCATGACATACATCTTGAAGAACTACTAAATAGGTCGCTTAAACTCGCCGGCCAGCCCATGAATGTTGAAGCAATAGTAACAGAATCAACTAAAAAGTCTGGGGAATATGCTTCGCTTGGATCCGAATTGTCAAAAGAAATCAAAGAAGATGGCGTGAGAATGTCTGGTGCTTTAGAAGCTGCGAACAAAGAACACACAAGGTCAGCTCCCGCCACAAAAGCAAATGCTTGGGATCCTATAAAAATTCCAGAAAAAGACCCGGCGACAATGAAAGCAATGAACTTGATGCAGGAAGAGATAATGAGGACCGGATTGCGTCATCCATTAATTCCTTCTTCAAAGTCAAGCAGAAACATAACCGGCGATTTTCCGGTACAAACAGAAAAGTCTTTAGATTTTGCTGGGTTGCAAAATAAAACGGCTGGCATGATGGATCTTGCAACGGCACAAAATTCTACAGCCGTGGGATATCATGCAGTACCAGCTTTAAGAGAAGATAGAGAAGGGAATGTAGGTTCTGTTCAACCACGCCATATTAATGGCATAACCGAGAAGATATTGGCCGCAAAGGCAAGTTCTCAAGCTGGTTCGGGTAAACTTCAAAGTGATGAATTGACCAGAATAGATGAAGCTTCTTCTAAACAGGTGGACAAACTAGAACAAATAAGAGAAGGAATTTTCGCTCTTGTAGCTCTAATGAAACCACAAGGCAATGTAGTTGGGGGATCAGATGAGAACAAAGCCGGAAGGAACAAAGATCCTAGAAGGCCAAGGCATGCGGCATTATTTGCCACAAAGAAATATGGAGGCCCCGGAGATAATGCCAATAGGGCCTTGAATAACAATGGAGAATGCTAATGCCTGCGGCAACAAGAATAGGTGGTCCATTAAATCCAATACAAGATTGTTATGTCATCATACCATGTGAAGGATCTGATGGGTGTGAAGGCGGAGAGTTCAAGCTTGTATTCAATAATCTCCCAGAAATAACAGATTCAAAAAGCGTTTCTTATCAAGATGAAACAGTAATCGGAAGAGCTTCGCCATTAAAAACGTACTCTCAATCAGACAATAGAACCATCGCCATGCAGATACACATGATTATATCAAAGCCGGGCGATGCTGAGTATAATTTAAGTGCTCTAAGAGCCATACAAAGTGCATCTTACCCAAGAGATGGCGCAAATGGCGCTTCTTTTATCCCGCCTCCAATATGTCGCATAAGATGCGGAAGACTGCTCTCTACTAGTGGAGAGTTATGCGTGATACTTAAGAGCTATACCGTTAAGTTTCCAACAGAGGTTTCTTGGGACGAGAAGAACTTTACTCCCTTCAAATTTGATATAGAAACAAACTGGGATGTTGTTTACAAGAGCTCAGACCTTCCAGGACAAGAAAGAATATTTTCCCTAGGCAAATAAGATGGCAAACAAGATTGAATTTACAGACCTCAAAGCAACAGATTTTGTCACAAGAGTAAGCAGATACTCTTCTAGTAGAATTTTGTATTATTCAGATGAGAAAATAATCACATTTGAAACATACAAAAAAGGAAAATTTATAGCCGGCCCGAAAGATCAAGTTGCAGTTATACCTCCGGGAATGGAATACCGCCCAGACCTTGTTTCTAGAGACAGATATGGAATACCTGATTTTTGGTGGAAGATTATGGAGGTGAACAACATAAAGGACATAATAGATTTCAAGGCCGGGCGCACAATTGTTTTGCCGGAGAACATTTATGCTTAACAGGGAGGTCTTATGAGTCTTTACGGAGCCACAAATTGTTTGGCGGGGTGTATCGCCGATTATTACTGTTCGCCTTTAAACAAGCCGGGCCCTGCTGGGGAACAGGCAGAAAGCTTTTCTCCTTTTGTATGGATAAAACTAGGGGGTCAAGAAATCATAACAGTAGGAAACAAATCTCATCCAAGCGACCCTCACACTGCATGTATAAAGTCATATGAAATAGGATTCGTTGACACATCCGAAGTTCATATTGAGGTGTTGGACGAGGCAGGAGGGAAGTTTGGAGCTTTAGTTGATAGTGTTCAAAAATGCGCCATAAAAGTAGGACAAGGTACAATTATGGAGCAAAAATTCGGATGGGTTTATGCTACTTGCGAAGGCGTTAAAAGAACAATAGAATCAGTTGTTTTTAAACACACTATTACAAAAATAGAAACCAACTTTACAGAAGGAAAAGTTAGATATAAAATCACAGGAAATGCTTATGATAAAGTAGACTTTAATTCAAGAAAAGATAAGATATTTGGAGAAGAAAACAAAGGAATGAAACTGGAGGATGCCATAACTCAACTTTGTGCTCAAGAACCACCAATACAAGTTCAATATTGTTGGCGCGAGCCGGATGGAAAATGGAAATGCGGGAAGCATTCTTGGAAAGGATTCGGAGAAGGCGGGCCAAGAGCGGCTTGGCAGTCAGACAATCAAAATAGAATAGCTGTTATATCCAAATGGCTTGAGCCTTTTCGTATAGATGATGGAAGCGAAAGAGGAAAAGGAGCAATTCTTCTTTTTGATTCTACAGTCCCAGATAAGTTATATGTCGTTAGAGATTTGACGCCCGATCCGGGGGAGTCAAAAACTTGCGGAGGATCAAGAAGTGAAATAGGAACATTCATAGTCAATGGAGGAAAATGCAGCCCCGTTTTAGAATTCAATCCTACATTTGAGTTTATACACGGATTTTCAAAGTTCAGCGTTGGCGGAGGAACGTCTGGCCCAGGCAGCACCAGAAGTAATTTTGCAGAAAAAGTAAAGCTTAAAAATCAAGAAGTAACCCATGGTCCGGACGCTGGTTTGCAGCAACAACTTGCACTTACTCAACAAGCATGGCACACATATGGGCCCAAAAACGCATATAAAGAAATGATGACGTCTCAACAGGCCCATATGAAAGCCAATGCTTTGATTAAATTAGAATATTCATCTATTTCGGCCGATCTTGTCATACTTGGCGACCCAAGAAATCAATTTTGCGATATTACAACCACTATTGGAAAAAACATAGCAATAGTAGCAATAAACCCTTTTACGATAAGAGGTGGATCCAATGGTGGTTGTGGAGACTGGTTGGCAGAACCCGGGTGCAATCAAGTATTGAGCAATAAAAATTGGCAGGTTCAAGGAATAAATCACTCAATTAAAGAAGGATCATATACGACTACTTTAAAAGTGATGCTAACTGCGGGGGGTATAGAGGTTGGAGTTGACGATCCCTTGGGTGGCGTCGGAAGTGGTGGCGTGACGGTAAAGAATACATGTTGAGGAAAAAATGTCAGAATGCATACCAGATAGACTTCAGTCTCTTGATCAGAGAGTGGCCCAAGTAGAAGAAAGATTTTCTGAAATGGGCTACAACATGCAAACCATGGTGCAGACCACGATCAAGTCTTCAATTAAGATACCAGCTCAGTCTGAGGCGATTTATGGCATGCATAGCGCAATATGCATAGATACCATAGACCCTTGGAAACAACACAGAGTAAGATACTTTAGTCCTCTACAACACATACCAGACTCACCAGTAAAATCACTTCCTTGGGCATATCCAATATCTGCACAAGGAGGATTTGATGATTGCGGGTCAACATGGGTTCCTCCGGCGGGATCAAAGCTTTGTTTGATATTTGAGGCTGGGAATCGCCAATGGCCGTACTATATCGGAACGACTTGGGATAGAGACAGAAGCAAGGGATGGGATTACCCAGTTCCAGAATACGAAAAGATTCATAGGGGTCATCGTGGAGGATATTTGGTCGGGCCGGATGAAGATCAAGTGTTTCCTCCTTGGAACACAGAAAACTATAACGGCTTTGATATAGATTCAATCAGCGATTATGAAAATGATCCTGACGCTAGAAGCAAGATAACCTATCCAAACATCTATGGATGGAAGACACCCCAAAAGCACATGATCAAGATGGTTGATGGCAACTACAAGTGCAACTTCAGGTGGCAGAGAATGGAGCTAAAGTCAGCACAGGGTAACCATCTTATATTTAAAGACGATAGAATTCATCCTGCTGCTCAGTGGGCAAATCCAGACTGCGGTTGTGGTGACGGCGACTATAGCAAATGTAATGAAGGAGATAAGCCATTAGAAAATGCAGATAAGTGCAAAGGTGGATTTGGCGATGTAACTCCTCATTCAAAAAAAGTTATGATGATAGGCAGCGGAAAGCCATCGTCTACACAATCTAAACAGGAAAACACACAAGGACAATGCGCCAATCCGTATTTTAAACATCGTAGCGAATGCAGGCCTTATACTGGTCCGGGGACTCCTCAAAACAATAAAGTAGATAAAACAACCCTTCCTCAATCGGGCATACAGATGACATCGTTGAGTGGGCACACTTTTTGGATGGACGATTCTGTCAATGAACCAAGAGGAAAGAACAATTGGGAGAAGGGAGTAGAGAAATTTGATTATGGTTGTGATGAAGTTTTTAAAGGATCAACTATTTGGAAATCTGCTCACGGCCACCAGATAGCAATGAGCGATGCAGAACCAGATGGAAATCCAAAGAAGAGAGGTGACGACAATTTCATAAGAATACTCACCGCCACAGGAAACAGAATAGAACTCAATGATGATACTCCGACTGGTTGTAGGGCCGGGCCTAGAAGAGGCATAGAGATGCAAAGTACCTCAAACCACATCTTCCAGATGATTGATGAAAACAATGATCAATGTAGTGAAGAACGAATGGAAGGTGGTGTTCCAAAGAGCAAAGCAACAGACGCATTCATAAAAATAAGAAGCGGTTATGGTCTAGAGATAATGATGGCCGATGATAATCATCAAGAAGACACGCAGACCCAGTACATCCAAATAACCGCCCCTCAAAAAGATGCTTGTGACGGCGTTGGCAATCCTCATTTCTTAAGAATGCAAGAGAGTGACAAGTGCGGATATGTTTTCATGCGGGCCGGGGGCGATTACATATGCATGACAGAAGGAGACCACTTCACGGCGGTCGGTGTGGGTCAATCAACCCCAGAAGGTGATTTTTGCAAGGGGGGGTGTTTGGGACCAAGAAACTGGTTCACAGCGGTATCTCAACATTCCATACATTGGTCGTGTAATTTTTACTTCAATAAAGCTGAGGCTCATGCTTTTATAGCAGACAAAATAATACTTCTCATGGCAGGAAAGGATTGTCCTCCCCCTCCCGATGTGGAGGGGTGTCAGCCGTGTATAGGATCGGTTTTGGTGGCCCTTTCTGATCCTGTGAGCAAGAAGTCAAAGATAGTAGCAAGCGATAGAGTATTTGCCTCAGCGTCTCTTGAATCTAGATGCATTACAATTTTAGATCTTGCTGTTTCCAAGAACTGTGGTGGTGTCAACTGTTCGTAATAAAAGGATAAATATGAGTTTTTTAGGATTGCCATACCCGATAGTAAAACACCCACTTGGTCTTCTTAGGACACAAAAGGGAATGAATCAAATCAAATCAGATCTTCTTGTGTTGCTTCTTACGGAGCCGGGCGAGAGGGTGATGTTGCCTGAATTTGGAACGCCGCTAAAGCAGTTTTTCTTTGAGCAAAATGATTCAATTATTGTAGAAAAAGTCAAAGATACAATAGCAGAATCAATAAGAAATTGGGAGCCTAGGGTGGCTATTACTCAAATTGACGTTACAAATTCATCAGATTCCATTAAAAATTCGCTAAATCCCGAGGATAGGAAAGAAGATTTAGGAAATATACTCATGATAAGAATTATGTTCACTGACTTTAATAACATACAGCAAGTAGAAGAACTGAAACTAGAAATACCTTTGGGGGTCTGAGATGCCGAACAATTGTCCTTTTGACATAACGCCATATTCACAATCAAACACAATAAAAAACGAAAAGATAACCAGTCTAAATTATACAAACCAAGACTTTTGGTCGCTTAAGACAAGACTCGTTCAATTCATAAGAGAAAGGTTCGGAGAGACCGGAACGGTTCTTCCAAACACATTCAACGATTTTGTAGAAAGCTCTATTGCTGTGATGCTTGTTGAAAACTGGGCATTCATAGCTGACACCTTGTCCTTCAAGATGGACCAGATGGTTAACGAGTTGTTCATAGACACGGTAACAGAGCCAGACAACGCATTCAGACTTTGCCAATTGGTAGGTTTCAAACCAACCCCCCCAGTTCCTGCTAGTTCTATGTGGAACGCGGCCATCAACAGCGTGCTTTCTGTTGATTTAATTATTCAAGCACCAGTAGTTGTTGATATTGTCGCCGATGATGGCCCGATATCAATAGAACTATTTCCGGCCGATGCCAAAAACAACCCTATATTTGATCAAGACATAGTAATATCTTCAGGGTCTTTCATGAATTCTTCAGTAATAGGTCTTGAGGGTAGAAGCTTTACTGACACATACACAGGAAACGGCGAGCAATTGCAGTCTTATACGACTACAAAGGCTTCTGTAATTTACGATTCAATAAGTGTCAAAGTTGACGGAATACTTTGGGAAAGAGTTGATTACTTTACAGATTCTCAACCAAGAAGAGAGTATAGAGTTGAATTTGACTCATCTTATAGAGCGTACATCATGTTTGGAAACAACAGAGCGGGCCTAAGTCCTCCAAACGGAGGCCAAATAGAAATATCTGCTCGCACTGGTGGTGGTACTATTGGAAACATAGTCACCGGATATGCAGAGTACCAAATACAAGTTCCAGTTTTAGGTCTTGGCACAAGTGTAACTGTGACGCTGTCCAATTACACAAGAGGAGACAATGGGTATAACGGAGACACTATAGAAGATATAAGAAGAAAATTACCGGGCTATTTGAGAACACAAGATAGGGGAGTGACCGGTCTTGATTATAAGACTTTGGCCGATCAATTCATCACTCCATATCACGGCCAGATAGGAAAATCAGTTGCGGTATTGAGAAACCATGGTTGCGCAGGCAATGTAGTAGACATCTACATCCTCGCCAGAAGTGGCAGTAATGGGCTTCAAGAAGCAAATGACAATCTCAAATATGATCTTGCTGAGATGTTGGAGAGCAAAAAAATGATAACAGATTTCATATGCTTAAAGGATGGCGAAGTTCTTGAGGTTGATGTTTCTATAGAAGTTACTTTGTCAAGAATAAACAAGAAGTTTGAACAAGAGATAAGATCAAACATTCAAAATACTGTGGATGATTTCTTTTCTCTTAATTCTTGGGAATACGATCAAGATTTGAGAGAAAATGATCTTATAAAATCACTATCTTCGGTCAAACAAGTTGACTCATTCAATATAGTATTTACCACAGATGATCCAGACAATTCGGGAGATTTCGTAAGTACGAAGTTCTTTCAAATAATAAGACCCAGCACCATAGAAATAGCATTCATGTACGAGTAAAGAATGATAAAAATAGTAGGAAAAGACAAAAACATATTAACAACAGATACGCTTCGTTTTATTTTGGATACAACGGATGGTAATGATTGTCCGCAAACTCCTTATCAAATAACGACAGCCAAAATCTATTTCATAGCAAGAGAATTCACAGACTCTACGGTCTCAGTCTACAATGCAGAATTTAAAAAAGAAGATTGGGTTTCGGAATACGAACGAATTAAAAATGCTGTTTGTTTAAAAGCAAAGCAAATGGTAAAGGTCGCAACCGTTTCTTCTATAGCTCTAAGCGGCGAGCAAGAAATTGATGGCATAGATCTAGTCATAGGAGACAGAGTACTTGTTAAAAACCAAGAGGACAGAACAAAAAACGGTATATACATAGTCTCAGATAGTTCATGGACAAGATCTCTAGATGCGGACTCAGGAGCCAAAGTTGTTCCTGGGATGTATGTATTTGTTGAGGAAGGAATACAGAACATAGACACGGGTTGGGTTCTTGAAAACAGCTCAAATTTTATACTAGGGATTTCTGACTTAAATTTTCTTCTCTTTTCAAAAGGCGGAAGTCCTCAATCTCCGGACGAAAAAAATGAAGAAAACCTTCAGTCGCTCAGTCTTTTGAAGAAAAAGATAGACGAATCAAAGATCGTATCTTCATTTTTCTATAAAAACGCAGTCACAATAAAGGTTTTTGGTGGACACGTAGATCCTTTGACTGGAGAAGTATTTAATGCTTGGTTAAATCCGGACATGGTTCCATCCGAGCTAAAAAGCAAGGTTATGGAAGACAACATGTTGATACCTTATTACGAAAACAATGAAGTTGTTAAGGGAAAATTCATCCTTGATTGGGAGCCTCTGGGTTGTAGGGAGGGAGATTACTTTATATGTTGGTCATGGAGACCTAATCTCTCATCAGAAGTTTTATCTTCGCACATGTTTTTTACCGTAGAAGGAAATGGAAAACTAACATCTAGCATACCAACTCATTATACAAAACCAGAGAAATACGAGATATTGCTCGGAAGATATCTTCCTGATATGTTCAAGAATCTAATATCCGAAAATGATCTAAGTCCACAAGTGCTACAAGAATTCAACAACTCTGTTGCTAAAGGGTTTACGTTTGTTGAAAACTTAGCAAATCAGATAATAGATTTACTTGATTCAAACTCTACTCACGAGCAACTTTTGCCTTTGCTTGCTAATATGTTTAACCTCAGGATAAAGTCAAATGACCCAACCTTGTGGAGAAGGCAGATTAAAAAAGCCATTCCTAACTTCAAGAAGAAAGGAAGCATAGTTGGATTGAAAGAGGCTCTTGGCGACATAGGAATGAAATTTCTGAAGTTGACTGGGCTCTGGCAAGTGGTCTCTAAATACACGCACCAAGAACATTTTAAATACAATGAATCAGAAGAATTCACATTGTCAAAACAAATGGTTCTTCCTTTGGATGAAACATTCAAATTGTGGATAAGAACCCCGAATGGAGAGTGGGAAGATTTGGGGCCATCGGCACTTTCGTCTTCTTCATCATCCGAACATTGGAGCTCTCAGTATGTATCATTTTCTGGGAAAACAATGACATGGATTGGAGATGATCTTCATGAGGGCTACTCCATAAGAGTGCTTTACAAAACTAAGGAGATACCAGCCGGAGAAAAATCAATAGATAATTACATCCGAACTTTGCCTCTCATGGACGATAGAGATGAAAGAAGCCAAAAGTTCCCTCTTAAAAACTGGAATGTTCGTCTTATTGAAGAAGATGATCCTCTGTTTGATTTGATAGTCCCAGTCAGACATCCTATTGCAGACCCAGTAATTTGGGGAAAGGTAAGGACAGAATTTCCTTATAGTGAAAATGCATATAACATGGATGAATATAATGGTTCAAAGAGAGACAGCATTGATCCTTGTGATATAGACAGAGATTTTTTAGATAGTTGCAGCCAATGTAAAAGCAGCAAGTTTAATTTGGATTTAGAAGTAGAAAGTCTATCCAACGATAGTTTTCAAGAAGCAATGAAAATAGCAGAAGAATACATGCCATTTCATGCAGTTGTAAATTCTTACAACTTGAGCGGAGCAATAAATGAGTTCATAAGACCTGCCGCCGAAGACATAAGAGCACTTGTTACTTACTCAAAATGGGATGCCGTCTTGGCCGGGGAGGGTCAACTAATATTCAACCGAACAGTTGATGATACTGAGCTTGAAAATGTGAAGCGAAATATTTTGGCATCTTTTTCTGCTGTTACAAGTCCATTAAGTGGCTCTCTAAAAAACAAACGAATATGTCTGTTTGCTACATCTCTAAACCCTTTGGCAAGCATGAACGACCAACAATTTAAAGGAACGACCCAAAGTTTTGATACGCTAAGAATCAGCACAGGCAATATGGAGTCTACACCGTCTTCTGATGCTTTTGATAATGACAATTTACTTGAAATAATAGGCTCTGCTACAAGCAATTACAGCATAGAAAAAATAAACAACAGCTCTGCTTGGATATACGGAGATGTTGATACAGCCCTAATCGGCCCAGTACTTGAATATAGAGTATCAAATAAAATTTTGGATGCTACTGCAAATATTACCCAAGTAAAACAGATCATATTTAATGATGAAGACTATGATTTTTCCATGTTGGGAATAGTAACTCAATATGATATTGATTTTAACTCAATAGACAAAGATGTTTGGGAAATTAGATACCAAAATAAGAAGTACAATATACAAAACCTATTGCCAGATGGTTCAATGCTTCTTGGCGAAGAATCTTCAATAACACCGATTTCTGGTTGGGAGATAACCAACGGTACAGATGTGATTAAATATTCTTCTGGGGGCGTCATAAACGTTTACAACTATGGACTAGTGGAGGTCACAAGCCCAACAACGCAAGTAAAGGAAAAATTGAAAATTGGCGATTACATCTATATGGATTGGTCTTCTTCAATTTCAAAATATAGGATCAGGTCGTTTAAAAATGGGGAAAACAAGTTCTTTTTGGAAGACTATAATGAAGGCTCTATGGCCGGAAAGTCTGTCAGGGTGTACAGAAGGGTCATAGAGAAGAAGGTTGGTCAGTTGGGGTATGAGGGTATTATCCTAGAAACTTCACAAGACATAGAGAATTTGCTTTCAATATCTAATGGGGTTAATTATGACCCTTCAAATGTTAGTTCTTACAATGTAAAAGAAAACTATCTTATATTTGTTGATTCCGAATACTACACTATATCTGAGATAGACGGTAACAAGATGGTTCTTGAAGGACCTCTTGGAGACCATACGCTTGATGGAGAAAGTGTAGAGTTTATTGTGTACAAGTTCAACAAGGAGAATTTATCTTTGGAAGAGAGAATTTTGCCGGTGGTACCGGGATATGATTTCAACCAAGTTGATAGATCTGGTGGTGTGATACTAAAACATACAGGGGCGGATCAAAGTATTGCAGCCCTTTCATTCGCGTTGAACTCTGTCAATTCAAACGAGCCAATAGATGTATTAACGCAGGGCGAATCCATAGAATACAACATAGAGTACAAAGAGGAATGAAATGAAAGAAAATGTGAAGTGCAAAGGCGAAGTTCAAGTGTTGATTGAATTCTTGGATGGATCAAATGACAAAATAGAATTCAGAAACACAATATTACAAACAGGCAGAGAAGCTCTTGCAATGTCTCTTGCAAATAAAATTGGGAATGATTTTGACTTCTTTATCAACAGAATGCTTTTTGGAGATGGAGGCACAACAGGAAGTGCGCCTAGAGTCGTAGCTCCCGAAAGGAATGGTCTTTTCGGAACTACAAGAATAAGCAAGCCAGTTGTTGCAAACATAGATGCCAACAATGGGTCGCAAGTAATATTCACATCTGTAGTGACATTTGACGAAGGGAATGGCTTTACTTTAAACGAAATGGCACTTCAACTTCACACTGGGGATTTGTATAGCATGGCTACATTCCCGGGCATAACGAAAACAGCTCAAATGCAAATAACTTGGAACTGGCGGCTGTCTTTCATCTAATATGGCAACATTCAAAGTAGAAAAAGTTAACAATCAAAAAATGTTGGTTATTGAAGGAGAAGTCTTTGACTGGGGACTGGATGATGACTCTCTATATCAAGTGAATCAATTCAAAAACGAAGAAACAATAAAGGCAGTGCACACAGACATCAAGAATTTTTTTCTTGAAAGCCTTACAGAGTTTCTTGGATTTAAGGTTACAATGGGCGATGTGAACAAGGCTTTAGAATCAGGACATATTGATGATCCACGTTGAAGAGAAAGACTTAAGATTTTACATATCCGAGTCCACGCAAAATGGAGCAGGGCTTGGTTTGTTTGCATCAGAAGACATTGAAAAAGGAGAAGACCTTGAAATCATAGGAGTTGAAGTTGACGTAGGATCCCCAGCAGATTTGTGTACTTCATATGCAAATTCATTTAAGTTCGCAGCAGACGGATCAGAATCGCACAAAAGACACTTGGTTCCGGTTGGTTATGGAGGAATGGTAAATCACGCCAACGAAAAAAATGATCAGAACGTAGAGATAAAACATATCAAAGACTCAAAAGGAAACAAAGTAGTCTATAGGTTCATAAAAGATGTGGCAAAAGGAGAGGAAATTCTGGGTGATTATGGGGAAGGATGGAAATCCCTAATGTCATGGACGAAAGAAACCATTGTCAACTCCTCAAAAGACGACATGGAAGAGTGGGCCAGTTTTCTTGAAAAAGACCTATATAACTTGGGCAAGCTCAAGAGATACAAGGAAAAAAATGCCGAACATTAATAGCATTCCAGAGGTGCTTTATCAAGCTGATCAGCCCTACCATTATCACTATGATAACCTTCCTCTCAAAAATATTCTAACTCGGATAGGATTAGTAAACATACAAGTAGACACAAACTCTGACATATTGAGAGGAGCTTGTGGTAGCGTAGGATCATTAAATTCAAGACTTGATGTTTCTTTGAATGACAACGGAACTATTAAAGAAGCTGCGGTTAATGCAACAGAACACAATATTGCTTATCATACTGATGGGGAAAGAGACGGAGCATCGTATGTGAGAATGCTTCTTGAAGAAAGAAGTAAACTTGACCTTATAGAATCTCAAGCAAATAAGCTTTTCATACAGGTAGAAGATACGTTGCCCACCGTTGGTTCTTTC